ATTATCTGTAATAGTCTGATTAATCATAGCACGAATTACGCCAATTGCACCTAGCATAAGTGCACCCGCGATCATACCAGACAATCCAAATGTTGCTAACCCTACTAGTCCACCTGCAATAGCCCATGGCATTGCACCTTTTAATATATTCATAGTATACTCTTTTACTGTGTGTACTAATTTCATAGTATCTTTATTTTTATCCTGTGCAAATATACTACCAATAAATCCAATCATACCACCTATTATAGCACCAATTACCATTCCAACTGGACCTCCAGTTACAAGTCCTACAGCACCTCCATACACCGCACCTTTTACTCCAACTCCTAAAGCCTTTCTTAATCTCTCTCGCCAAGTTGGATCACCCTCATCTTTTATAAATATACCAGCAATACCCTTTGCCACCAATCCCATAAAACCGCCATCACCACCATCTAACTTTTGGGTATCCATCCAATCTGTAAATTTTTTCTTTATTAAGCCAGCAAGAAATGCAGCACCTAATGCTATTTTTCCAATGGTTAAAAACCAATCAAAACCTTTTTGGAACATATTTTTAAAATTAGGTAACTTAGGTACCTTCCACCCTTTTCCACCTTTGTTTTTAGTATCACCTTCATTTTTTAGTAATGATTTTCGACTTTCTTCATAGACTTTTTGTTGGCTTCCCCTTAATACTTTAAAGAGAGATTTAACATCACTTTGAATAGCTTGTAAACTTTTTAGTATATCATAATCAAAACTTCCAGTTGCTGTGCGAGCTTTATTTAAATCTGGTTTAGCCATCTACTTTGTCCTTACTTCTACTTGTTTTACTTGAGCCAGTATACAAACCAAACCATGCTGCACCAGCACCTACAACAACAGACACTAAACCACTTTGTTCCATAGTAGGAGCCTCTAAAGCCATATACCATGTAACCACTTTATATAAAAGATAGATGTATGTAGATATAAATATTCTTGGAAATATTCTCCATTGATCTATAGCATATGCCAAGTCAATAGTTCTTTGATATTTACTTGTCTCTGGCATCCTGTTCTTCCTTAACCTTGGCTAAATGGTCTATTAACATTTGATAATATATGTCACGTTCAAAAGGGTACATATTTTCAATTTCTGTTATGCTATATTTATGATGTTGAACTAGCCCAAACACTAATTGATAATACATTCCTATATTATTATGGCTTAGGCTAAGATAAAAAAATCAGAAATCCCTTCAAACGTATGTTGTTTCTTTTTTCCGTTTACTTCATAATCTATTGTATGAGAAAGTTTGGGCATATTGGCAAAGAAATCTTGTATACCCTTTAAAGAAGTACCCTTTAAAGAATCTATAAACAAATCAATTTCTTCTTCACTATAATCTGATAAAGAATCTACTTTATTATCTCCACTATAAACTTTATCAGCACATGATCTTACTAGTTGCATAGTACCTTCCGCTAAATTTTTAGAATCAATAGCACCAATGTCATCATAAGTAGGATATTTTAAACTCATTGTTACCCCATCACCAAGATCCACAACATTGTTTAACTCTTCAGGCCACTGTACCTCAATGTCTAATAAATTTACTTCAACCTTTTGAGTTTTTTCATCAGTACTGTCTGGATCTGGAAAGTTTAAAGTTACTATTGAATTTACTGAATTAGCTCTTAGTCTTAAAAACATATATTCTATATCAAAAGAAGGTAATGTACGAAGATTTACCTCACCCTCTACTATACAATTATTAATTATTTGTATAATTGCAGCTATCATATCTTCTACGTTTTCACCTGATTGTGCTAGTAATAATATTTTTTCTTCTTTGACCAAAAACGGTCTATATTTAATTTTTTGTTTGGTTGACGGAACTGTCAATTCAAATGTTGGGTGTTTGATAATTGGTAAACCCATAATATACCTCCATTATTTTATTGTTTCATTAATTTATTTATCTAACTGTCTGTGGTCTGTTAGATCGTATTTTTTTGCCAGCCATCATGTTGACAGCATTCATTATAACTGATTGATTAGAACCACCACTGGTAAGACCTTGAACCACACCTACTCCTCCAGATATTAAACCAAGAGTTTCACTTAAACTAAAAGCTCTCTTACCCACAGCTTCTACTTGTTCTTTCATTAAAGTTTTATAATTTCTAAATGTAAATTGAACTGGTAATGAAGAAAAGGTATCTGTCTCTGACCATGCCACAGTAACATCTCCTACTTGTAATGGCCATGCTTCCTCTAATGTATATTGCATTATTTTAAATCCTGAATTAACATTAAATTGGCTATTATTTTCATAAGTAGCAGCAGGTTCATCACCAAAACCTGCTCCCATAAACAGGTAATTACAACACTACAAATATATGATTTTCTATAGTTTGTTTCAAATAGCATAGCTCCGGTTTTCCCAGTCTCTTGTAATTCCCCATCTGTAGAATCATAATTTATAATACTTCTTGTCCACATATTAAAAAAATTAGCAACACGTCCGCCATTATCTATAAAAAATGTTAAAGGAATATCAGTTGTTTGAACATTATAAGGACGTCTATCCATAGAACCAAAGTTTTGTCTTCTATGATCACTAGCTAATATTTGTATACCAGGTAAAGAAGCTGAGTTACATAAGAAACGAAAAGGTTCTAACAGGTGTGGGCTGGGTCCAGCCCACCATTGAGGACTAGAAGGAATTATTTCTACATAAAATAAACTTGGTTTATAAAGACCACCCTGTGGCCCTATACTTTCTTGAAATTTATTAATATTATAAAAAGAGTCACCACCTTTACTACCTCTTCCACTAGTCATACCAGAAGCTAATCCAGCCAAACCTGTTATTGTAGAACCAAAATTACTTAATCCCATTAAACTTTAACCTTCTTCATTGATTCGTTAAACACTATATTCTTACTACGTCCAACAAATCTTTCTGTTGGTAAGAATAGTGCCATGTTCCACTCTGACGGATCAATTTGTACAAAGCGAGACATTACATTAGTATTTAGGTAGTGTTTGATGCATGGCTTGTAGTATTTTAATCTTGAAGCACCCTTTAATATTTTATATGATATTTTTAATCTAGCACTATCAGGTATTTTGTCGTCATTAATATATGGCCATAATGCATCCATTAGCTTGGCTCTTTCTGCAGGAGGAATATAATGTAGATTTAATCCCATAAAACCATCAGCCCTTATATCAATAGGAAACACCAAAGGAAACCTATCATAATATTTTAAGGTATCTTTTCCTTTAGCAATGTATGTAAACATACACAACCTACCAGGATACGGTTTATTAGATTGTCTATTAATATCACCAGTTAATATTCTAGTTTGAGAAGTTTTGACAGTATTGTCTCTAAACCAATCTTTAACAGCTGATACATCTTTAGACACAGGAACACCTCTATCAAGTAATCTTTGAAATACATATGCTACCATTAGAATAAATTATCCTCTGTCATAATTTTAAACTCCCACTTTCTATCTTCACAAAATTCTAAAGCTGCTTTCCATTTGGCTTCATTAACACCATAAGTTAACACCTCTTTAATATAACCTTTAGTCTTACGCTTATTAATTAAAGGTGGTATAGTCTGCTTTTTTGGTTTTACTTCTATTACCATGTTATTTATCTTTCCATTTTTAGACCTTTTCTTAACCCAGAAGTCTGGAAAGTATCTATGAACCCTTTTATCCACCGGACTTCTGTAAGGAATACAAAATTCTTCGCTTGACCACTGAATGACGTCTGAATGTTTGTCTAAATAGAACATGAGCTTACGCTCCCACAAACTTCTATAAATAATGTTAGTGGGATTACCCTTATACTTAGATGGGTTTATTGGTTTGTATCGACCTTTATAACTCATACACATATTTAGGAAAGAAAAACAAATGGGACACGGACCATCACACGACATAGACGCAAATAAAATTTTTCATGGTTTAACCGGTACTCCATTAGAAAAAGAACTAAACAGTATTAATACATTTGCACCCAGTACTCTTAAAGATTTACTTAGTGATGCTGGGCAAGATATTCGTGCAAATAAAACAAAACATGAGACTGCTGACAATTTACAATTCCCAAGTGATTTAGCTGCTCATGCTATGGTATTTCATTTTAAAAATTCATCTATGCCAAAAGGTGATAAAAGAGATATGCTCAATCACACACAACATTCTATATCTTTACCAGTTCCAGCTAGCTTATTAGATTCAACGAATACTCAATATAATGAACTAGAATTGGGTTCTCTTGGTGGAGCTTTATCTGATGTTCAATCTGCAGGTGCAATTAAGAAAATGGCAACTGGAGTTTTTACAGAAGCATTTGAACAGGGAATGTATGCTGCAGATGCAGATTTTGGTGCAATAAAACAAAACCAAGGGATAGCTACATTAGCATTAACAAATATGATAAGAAAAACAAGTCCTGCTGCACAAGTTGGGTTAGCTAGATTTTTTGGTAGTGTTCCTAATCCCCATTTAACAGCATTATTTAAAGGTGTAGGTTTAAAAAATCATAGTTTTAGTTGGAGACTGTCTCCCGCTAGTATGCAAGAATCACTTACACTGCAGAATATAATTCAAACATTCAAAAGGGCAATGCTTCCGACCCGCACAAATCAAAATTTAACTTTAGAATTTCCAGATGAAGTAGATATTTATATAAGAGGCCATGTACAAAACTTTCATATGTTTGAATTTAAGACAGCAGTAATAAAAAATGTTACTATTAACTATGCACCTGATAATATACCATCCTTTTTTGCTGGTACTGGTGGACCTACTCATGTAGATTTTAAAGTAGACTTCTTAGAGACAACTATTCATACAAGAGATCATTATCCTCATATAGATTTAGGAATAGTTGACCCACCAATTGGTAATCCTTTAGTAGATAATAAACACAAAGGTGGAGGAAGACCAGATAGCATGGGGGACAAAGGTTTTAGTTCTGGTCAAAAACCTAAGATAAAAAATAGCGCACAAACAGATTCTCAAGATCGTGGCTTTGGTCATGTACCACCAGGTGCTGGGCAACATTCCACGTTGAGACATCAACAGTTTAAGAAAAATATGGATGCAGGTAGTAATTTTGGTCATACACCAGCTGGTGCTGGAGCTCCCAATCAAAAATTCATTGGTAAGAATCCAAACATAAATTAAGGCATAACAGATGGCATATTTTAAATATTTTCCTCAGACAACATTTTTAAATCAATCGATTGTAAATTTAGCAACAAGTTTTAAATTAAACGGTATGGTAAAAGAAGGTGCCATTAATTTACAGACGCATGTTATAGAGGGTAATGATAAACCAGATACTATAGCGTATGATTATTACAACAGTAGTAGTTATGCATGGTTGGTTTTATTATCTAATAGAATACTGGATCCTTATTTTCAATGGGTAATGAGTACTAACGAGTTTGAAGGATTTCTCAAAAAGAAGTATGGTAGTATTGCAGCAGCCCAAGCAACAACAATACATTGTGAGCACAACACAAAAGACATAACTGTTTCAGCTGACTCGTTAACTGTTTCTAATGGCGTATCATCTGGCGACTATACTGCAGTTGATGCGTATACATATTGGGACAAGATAAATGATAATAGAAGAAATATAAAATTAGTTAATAAAGTGTACTTAACAACTATTGATAATCAATTACAAACATCATTGAACATTGGATAGATAGATGTCAGGAACTGACTATAGGAATATAAACCAAAACAATTCAGTAGCAGTAGATAAACCTGCTGATAGAACATCTCCTGGTTCATATGTATTAGATGAATTAATTTTAGGTAAAATATTAAGTGATTCAGCAGGTGGAGTAGAATTTCATGAAGTAGTGGATCTACATTCAAGATTTAGTACTATAAACATAACACAATCTTTAGCAGAACCTTTTATGACTATGGCAATAGGTGTTAGTGATGCTACTCAAATTTTTGAAAGATTAGGTACAAGGGGTCTACAGGGCGAAGAATTTATTAAGATAAAATTATATTCACGTGGTGCTAAACCTATTGATTTATTGTTTCATGTAGTTGGAATTACTCCTGTTACTTCTGATGACCACCAAAAAACAAATTTCTTTAATTTAATTTGTACAACAAAAGAAAAACTTATTAGTGATATAAGCAACATTAATAAATTTTTTAGTGAAACAGCTGCAAATGCTGCAGAAGCAATATGGAATAAAAATATAATAGGTCATGAAAAATATAAAATGTTTAAAGGTACAAAAGGTATAAAGTGGGAAGATAGAAGGTTTTTTAATTCATCAAGTGAAGGTGTAGAAGATTTTATTATTCCAGGACTTCAAGCTAGTGAAGCTATGAAATGGCTTGCTACCAAAGCGTATGGTGGTCCTGATGCTTCAGGTTCTTTATATTTCTTTTTTGAAAATAGTGAAGGATTTCATTTTTGTAATATAGAAACTTATATTGAAACTTATGAAATGTTGAACACTAGCAGTATAGTTGCCAATGCTACCAAGAATTTTACATATAAACCTCAAGAAAGTGCAAGTGATCCAAGAGGATTAAAGATAACTGAATCCATACAAAATTTTAGTGGAATAATTTTACCAAGTACATCTGCAAGAATTAACAGTGGAACATTTCATAATACTGTAAGAGCAATTAATCTGGTTGACAAGACAACCACTGATACTGAATTTAATATGAAAGAAAAGTATGATTCATTTAAAGTACCCGGTAAGATATTTGGTACATCAGCAAAATTCTTTAATGAAATTGCAAATTATTCACCTTATGAATATTTGGTGATAAAAGATTCCACACATAAAAATAATAATATTGAAAAAATTGTGGGAACTCGTGGGGCCTACAGTGATTTATTAAATACTTATAAAACATCAATTACAGTTTATGGAGATAGTGAATTGAATGTAGGAGATTATGTAACTCTTGATCTTGCAGAGACAGGAACAAGTGGAAATAGAGATATAAGTATTTATAGTGGTGATTGGCTTGTACAAGCATTAACTCATGTATGTGATAATGAAAAATTTAATACTACTTTAAGTTTATCTAAAGGTGGATTAGATCATGTACAAACTAACTTATAGGAATATATAATGGCTAAACAGTTTTCAGCAGGATCATTTGGTAATTTTCAGTACTTTATAGGAGTGGTGGAAGATCGTAGAGATCCAAAAATGCTAGGAAGAGTTAAAGTAAGATGTCATGGAATACATCCGGATGGTAAAGAAAATGTATCCACAGAACAATTACCATGGGCATCACCAATTATGCCATATACAAGTGCTTCTGTAAGTGGTGTAGGAACAAGTCCTACAGGACCAGTAGAAGGTACTTGGGTGTTTGGTTTCTTTATGGATGGGGCAGAATTTCGACAACCAATGGTACTTGGTACGTTAGTTGGTGCACCAACGGATCCATCTGATCCATCAATTGGTTTTAATGATCCCAATGGAATATATCCTATAATACAAGATGGACAGGCTGGGACTTCTGATGTTAATGCATTAGCTAGAGGTGAAAATATTAATAAAATAAAGTATACCAGTGAATATGTAGGTCGTGCTGGTGAACATAGTTTAGCTAATAAAAGAAAAAATAGACAAAAAGAAGTACCACTTGCGACTCCACCACGTATAAAGACTATACAAAATGGTCCTCCTTCAGGAAGGGATCCTATTAAATATTGGAACCGTAATTATTGGAACGAACCTAATCCAAGATACGGTGGCCAGGTAGGTGGAAAAAAAGATCCATTAAATTTATATGATGTAAATCACAACAAAGCTAGCCCAGAATATGGTGGGGAGTCTAAGTACCCACTAAACCATGTTACTGTAACAGAGACGGGACACGTGTTTGAAGTAGATGATTCTCCTGGTGCTGGTAGAATACATCAATATCATAATAGTGGAACCTTTGAAGAAATACAGCCTAATGGAACAAGAGTAACCAAAATTGTTGGTAGTGATTATGAAATAGTTATGTGTGATAAAAATATGATGGTTAGTGGTAATGTTAATATTACAGTTAATAATGCAGACCTTAGTTTATTTGTGCACAAAGATGATAAAGATTCAACAGGTGGTGATATGTATGTTGAGGTAGATGGTAATTATAGTTTAAATGTAAAAGGTAATTATTCTCAAAAAGTTCAAGGTACAAAACATACAGAAGTATTATCTGATATGGCTACCAATGTTAATCAAAATCATCATCTTCGTGTAGGTGGTAATAGACGTATATTAGTTGGATCTGGTAAAGAGAACACGGGTAATGTTAATGAAGATATTGGTAATAATGTATTTAAAACTATTAAAGGTAATGAAAAACTAGATGTTGATAAGAGCAGTTTTAGGACAACAAAATCTTCAACTAAAATTCAATCTCTTGGAGAAATAACAATACAAACAGCTGATAATATATTCCAGCAAGCTGAGGGCAATGTTTATATTACTACAGATAATACTATTCAAGCAAATGCAGATGTACATATTGATATAAATGCTGGTAGGGGTGGGGTAGCTGGTGATGTAACAATAGATACTGTTAACAGTGTTAAAATTGGTAATGATGATAAACCAGTATTAGTAGATATAAATGGTAGTGAGGTAGATATAGATGGTGATGCAATTAACTTAAACTAGAGGAAGCAATGGCAGGATATAGTATAGAAGGTGTTAAAGAAACTCTTCGTTTAGAAGGTGTAGATAAAGAAGCACAAAAACAAGAAACTGTTGTACTTGCAGCTATAGCTGACTTAGAAGAAACAACTGCAGGTAAAACTGTTAAAGAAGAACTGGATAAAGTAAGATTACATAGGGGTACTGTATGGGATGCAGTTGCTGAAGGAGTAGATTGTGGTAAAGGTTTTAGTGCTGACTTCCAGGATCTTACTGCATTATTAATGAGAGCATTTGGTGATTTTTCTCTGTTAGGTAGCTTACAAGGTCTTTTAGATAATCTTAATATTTTTCCACCAGGATTTGGGTTTCCTTCATTTGATTTTGATTTTGATTGGCCTAGTTTAGATTTTGGATTATCGTTAGATGGTGGTTGGGATCTTAGTAATTTATTTGATTTTGGAGATATGTTAAATTTTGATGGATTTAGATTACCAGGTTGTGACACAGTATCTTCAGATAAATTTGTTAGTCCACTTGCAGAAAATAACTATTTAGAAAATTTAGATCAACCTAAAAAATTTATTTCTAAATTTCATGAACAGACAGAAGTGGCATTAAATTTAGATACGCCTACTACTACTTTAGGTAAACAAATTGTTAAAACAAAAACTGATGAAAATGGTGATCCTTTTTATGAAGCATTTAGTCGAGGTGAGACTTGTGTAAGTCCTCGGTTTGATTGTATGGACGAAAAGAAGATAAGTAAGGCAATAGTAGAATTTTTACCACCTAAAGATGATAGTAAACATTTGGGGACCACTGAAATTGATCTTACAGAAACAGTAGATAAAGGTACAGGTAAAAATAATGAAATAACTTCATTTGGAAATACTAAAGAAGCAGGAGCTTCTACTCAAATAGAAACTACACCAGATAAAGGCGGATACTATCATGATAATAATAAATCTAAAACCAAAATAAATGCTCTTGCAGACAATAGTGGTTATGTATCTAATAGATTACAAAAGAATACTGCGCAATTTAGTAATATTCAATATGAAAATGCTGGAAAGAATGCACCTAATCAAGTAGACCATAGTCAGAAGCAAAAGATTGAATTTGATCAAAAGAAGGCGCCATCTACAAGTGATCATTTAAATCCATTTTTTAATCAAGCTCAATTAGATCAAGTAGCAACACCTTTTACAGATGCATCAGGTTTTGCTACAGGAAAACGAAAAAATAATAAACGAGATTTAGATCCTAAAATGTATGGTCAGCCTGGAACTGGTTTACATCAGTATGACCCTGACGCAACAATTAGTACAAGTTCAGGACAAGAATTAGATGACCTGCTTAAGGAAGTCTTTGAACAAGATAGTAAAAAGAGTGATGAAGTGCTAAAACTAACAAAAGAAGAACAAGAATTAGATGCCATGCTTAAGGATATATTAGAACCAGATATTAGGGGTGAGGTAGTAACATCAGCTATGGGACCTTATAAGAGAATAGATGACGATAGTGTATATTATTCAAGCAGTACTTCAAAAAATGCTCTCTCAAGTAATGAAGAATTTGATCAAACCAGAACAGAAAGAAATACACAAGAATTACTACATACAACAAAACATGATAATCAGTTTAAAGAAAATAAAATATTAGACAGACATCTTGAAGATGCAGGCATTACAAATTCAAAAGAACAATATGTATCAAATCAAATGGGTAATGACCAGTATAAAGGTAATTCGGATGACCGTTTAACACCATCCCAAAAGTTTGGGGGAGGTAATGGGAAAGAAGATGTGGACATCTTTGTAGAAGGCGGTAAAAAAATTCCTTTAAATAAGCCTCGATACGGTGATGGGAAGAAATCGGATAAGGAATGGGATATAGACATACAGGTAATATTGAGAGATGATTAACTTCAGATATTAAAGATTAAAGAAGTATATGAAAGAGTATAAATAATATAGTAACTATAGAGAAATAATATGTCAAAGACACAAACATTAACCGCAAACACAATAACGAAAGTTGTTTACTCAGATTTCTTTACTGATTTTACTGCGCATATTAACACTGGTCAATTAAATAAAAAGACCAATGAAGATGCTGTTAAACAATCTGTTAGAAATTTATTACTAACAGATCATTATGAAAGACCTTTTCAACCTGAGATAGGTTGTAATTTAAGAGGTTTATTATTTGAAAATTTTACACCTGACTTACAGCTTTTAGCAAAAAAATATATAACAGAAACTATAACCCAATACGAACCTAGAGCAATATTATTAAATATACAAGTTGTACCACATATAGATAAAAATGCATTGCATGTGGCCATTCTTTTTAAAATTATTAATGCTACAACACCAACTAGACTAGATCTTATTCTTGAGAGGACAAGATAATGCCAACAGCATCAAACGCAGAATTTATAGTAGCTAACCTTGAATTTGATACTATTAAATCCAACCTAAGAACATACCTATCAAGTCAAGCACTTTTTAATGATCATGATTTTGAAGGTTCTAATATGAATGTATTGTTAGACGTACTTACATATAATACATATTACAATGGAATGTATCTTAATCATGTAGCATCAGAAATGTTTATTGATAGTGCTCAAATAAGAGATAGTATATACTCACATGCCAAAACACTTAACTATCTTCCAACATCATATAGATCATCAACTGCTTATGTAGATATAACAATAACACCAGGAGATAGTCCTCATAGTATTGATATACCAAGACTAACAAAATTTACATCTGCTGTTGGAGATAACACATATACATTTTCAACAAACTCTGATGTAACAGTTTATTCAAATAATAGTTACACAGCATCTAATGTTGCAATATTTGAAGGAGAGTTAGTCACAGAATTTTATGGTACCAACAATATATCTAATACATTTTATATTAGTAACTTTGATGTAGATACAACAAGTATTAGTGTAGCAGTTAGAGCATCTAATACAGATAGTACTAATAGTGAATGGACAAGAGCTAATACATTATATGATGTTACAAGCACATCTAATGTATATTTTTTACAACCAGCTGCAAATGGTAGCTATGAATTAGTATTTGGTAATGATACATTTGGAAGAAGATTAACTGATGGTAATATTGTAGAAGCGTCTTATAGAGTTGCAAGTGGTAATGAAGCAGATGGAGCAAATAGTTTTAGTGTATCAGGTACAGTAGGTGGATATAGTTCAGTAGCTGCAACCACACAAATAAGATCAGCGGGTGGGCAAATATTTCAATCATTAGATGATATTAAATTTGCAGCACCACGTGCATTAACAACTCAAGAAAGAGCTGTGACTTCTAACGATTATAAAACATTAATACAAAATGAATTTGGTGATATAACAGATATGATTGTTTATGGTGGTGATGAAGCAGACCCACCTGTGTATGGTAAAGTGGTTATGGTAGCTTCAAGTAATACATATGATAACCTACCTAATTTTAAAAAGCAACAAATAATAGATTTTATTAATCCTAAATGTCCATTAACTATTGAACCAGTTATGAGAGACCCAGCATTTTTAAGAATAGAAATAACGTGTAATGTAACATATAATAGAAATAATACATCAACCAGCGAAGATGGTATTCGAACAATTGTAGAGAGTGCTATTTCAACATTTAATACTAATAACCTTGCAAAATTTAATAAAATATTTAGACAAAGTAAATTAATAGAAAAAGTTAATGAAAGTGATGATTCTATTTTAAGTAATGAATTAACGTCTATAATGATAAAAGAAATTAATCCTACATTAAATCAAGGATATACAAGTACTGTTCAATTCCTTAATAGATTAAAACCAGATAATCCTGTAACAGTAGCTCAAGGTGCTTCGTTGCTATATTCAGAACCAGCTATTGAGTCTGGTTTATTTACATACAACAGCACTACTGGAGCATCTTTTAGAGATGATGGGGATGGATCGCTACAAATAATTGTAGCAAACAACACAGGCTTAACAATACTAAATGCTAATGTAGGATCAGTAGATTATGGTTCTGGTAATGTTGTATTTTCTAATGTGACAGTTAATGCAATAGCTACAGGAACAACAATTAAAATATATGGTAGAAGTGAAAATGCTGATATTGGTGGTTTTTTAAATAATATTATAGAAATAAATTCAAAAGATACAACTGTAAATGTAACAGGCGTAAGAGAGTAATATAAAAATGGCTGGACTAAATGATTTTGAAGATTTTATCTCTCCGTTAATTGCGCAGCAGTTTCCAGCTGTTTATAGAGATGAGGGTCCTTTACTTGTTTTATTTACAAAAGCATATTATGAATATTTAGAACAAACAGATAAAGAGTTGTATCTTGCAAGAAAAATGTTTGAACGTAATGATGTTGATCAAAGTGTGGACACATTTTTAGAGCATTTTAGAAAACAATTTTTATCTGGCTTTCCAAAAGATATTGATCAAGGCACACCATTTGTAATAAAGCATGTAATGGATGTATATAGATCTAAGGGTACTCCTAGAGCTGTTGAATTATATTTAAGATTAGTATATGGTATAGAATCTACAATCTATGTTCCAGGTCAGCATATAATAGCTGCATCTGATGCAGACTTTTATGAACCAAAATATATTGAAGTAACTCTTCCGTATAATCAAGACGAAGCATTTAGTAATTTTCAAGGAAGAGATATTACAGGAACAATTACAGGAGCAACTGCAACTGTAGATTCATGTTTAAAAACATCTGCATCTGGTAAACAGACATATGTAATGTTCTTGGTTAATGTAGTAGGTACATTTAACAGAGAAGAGCTTGTAGGATATGTTGGTGGAACATTGCAACCAAAAATTACTGGTTCACTATCAAACATTACACTTACTGCTAATGGTTCTGGTTTAAATGTTGGAGATGAGCTAGATGTTACAAGTTCCAAATATGGATCCCATGGTGTTGTAAGAGTAACTGATACTACAGATGGATCAGGACAGGCAACATATACAATTAATCAAAAAGGTTTTGGTTATAGTACAAATTCAGCACATAGTAATGCTTTAGTATCAACAGCAACAAT